ACCTTCGAGCGATACTTCACGTACAGTTCTTCAAATACGCCATCATAATCATCCACATTCTCCATAACCGACTCTGACCAACCATCGAGCTGAATCTCAAAAGGGTTGTATCGCTTGTTCAAAAATTCGAGACCGGTTACACAGGCGATAAGCATACGCCTAGAAAAGCGAATAGACTGCTCAACGTCTATGCTATAGGTGATTCGCTTCACCTCCGACCTGAGTTCATCGATATTAGAGTACGCGTTCAGACGCTTATTGACCGCGAAACCCTTCTTCTCGAGACGCGTGAGTTTATTCAGAAGATCCGACTTTTCTTCGTCGATGGATGTGTATCCCTTTGAGGGTTGCTCGGCCTGCTCACCTGGACCGGGGCCCATCGGCTCATCATCGAACATCATCGGTTCATCCTCACCGTAATCAATCTCTTCCTCTTCACGGGGTTGCGCAGGAGCGCTCTGTTTGTTGGGGTTCACAAAGGCATCCATAGCTTCTTGATGGTGAGAAGCACCAGGCCTTTGCATAGGCCTCGTCGTGGGTCTGGGTACTGGCTTTGGCCGAGGAACAGAAATCTCAATCTCATCCATGAGCGCCTGTTCATCGGCGTCTAGTTTCATAACATTGGTATGACCCCTGTCGAGTACGATTTCTTCGTCCATCTACTCTCTATCTAGAAACTAAGAAAATGTCTTTAACGCACTTTAAAAAAATGTATGTCTATTATAAATGTTCAAACTCAATTTCAACCGGGCCGACCGCAATGCCCTGTTATACATACTTGCGTTGATGACTGCTATCGTCATCCTCGGTTTCATGAATGCTCGTAGCTCCAGCTACCAACCCAGGCCGATTACCATCAATGCAGTCAGTGAGAAGTCTCTCTTCGACCTCGAGACTGACCTCGAGTGCACCCCCGGCTCTGGTAAGAAGGACAGCCCCTACACTGTTGGTCTTACTCCAGGTGGTCTCTGCGGTGCCCAAAAGCTCGTCGGTGAGCACGCTGGGTACGAGATCGCGGACGGAATCGGTGGATCTTTAATCTAAGCTAATTATAAAAATGGCCTTAATCACGTCGCCAACGGAAATGATTCCCGATCTCAATTACGAGTACCACACGGTCACCATCGACAGTGTGGGACAGGGTAGCGCGAATACCTTTACGTGCCATCTTCAACAGCCACTCAAAAATGTGGTTCAGGCTCGTCTCTTAGCCGCCCGTATTAATACTACTACGGCCACCGAACACTGTTATGTCTCCATCAGTGAACTCGATTCCATCTTTTCGGATAGGGCGTCGAATGTTCTCACTGGACAAGCGTCGTTGAGTCTACTCCGCAATTCTTTCGCGAGTCTCGTTACTAGTGATGACACGGGTATAATCAGTTACAAGGATGATTATTCCGTCGCGACACAGTACGTAAACCCTATCCGATCTATCGATAGGTTCACAGTAAATATTCGGGATCAGGATGGTAATCTGATTACCCCTCCTAACCCGGCCGAGAACAACTTTTTAGTTCTTCGTTTCGTTTGTAGAAAACCCAACTTGTAATTTTTCTCCTCTTAAATTAGTATTACCATGTCTGCCGGTGTTGCACATTTGATCGCTATAGGAGCTCAGGATAAGTATATCACGGGTGATCCTCAAATATCGTTCTTCAGTTCAACGTTCAAAAGGCATGCTAATTTTTCACAATCCGTTGAAAAACAAACCATCCACGGAGCGGTGAAAAACAATTCTATGTCTAGCGTCCAATTCGAGAGGAGTGGTGACCTTCTCAGTTATGTCTATTTCACCATGGATGATACCACCGAAGCCCTCGATACACAAAATTGGGGCAGTATCATCGATAAAGTCGAACTTTTGATAGGAGGGTCCGTTATTGACTCTCAAGATTCTGTTTTCACGGAAAATATAGCCGTGGATACCTTCGCTCAAAATGTTTCCAAGAGTGCTCAAGGTACACACCCAGGTGTTTCCGCGCGCTCGTTCTTTTACCCTTTGCGCTTCTTCTTTTG